TGCTTAGTTTACCATTTAATTGAGTTTGAGCATCACTTGTTAAATTTTTGATATAAGCTGAACCATCTGCTATAGTTTCAATTATATTACCATAAGTTAAATTACCATAATTAATAGCTTTAATCTTAATAGAATATATCAAAGCAACATTAGAGTCGGTGTACGTCCCTGACGTCGTCCATGCTCCTGTACTTACATTTAACGAAGCTGTAACAATAATTCCACCCGAAGTTTTAGGACTCTCAAACGTTGGCTTATTAGAGCCATCAATCTTTGAAAGAACAGCATTTCCTGAGAGTCCAAATTCTCCTGAGTTGATAGTTGCTTGGCTAGGAACTGTGAGGCTTCCGCTTGTTCCTGACACAATCTCAAAATATGTGACCTTGTATTCATTGTTTTCTAAATTAGTTATACGTGAATTAGTAGACGTTAAGTCTGCTGATGATTTTTGTGCTATTATTTTTTTTCTACTAAACTGTGTCATTATTACTTACCGTAATATTCTATTGTTAAAGTTCCGAATGTAGCATCTGTAGCTATAGCCTTAAAAGCAATTACATTAGCATTGTTATTTATTTCAAATAAGTCTCCATCACCCATCCACATTCCTACAGAAGTAGTTGGTGTAACTCCTGCTGTTTGTGTATATCTTAATAAATAAGTAGCGTCAGTTGGCGTTGAAGTCTTTTTAACTTTAATAATAACTCCACCTACATCCGCCGAACTAATACCAGTAAAAGGTAATGATTGAGCTGCTGCTGTTAGTGTTAAATTCTCTGTTCCTAAACAAACTTTATCTGATAATTTAGCATTAGTTACACCTATTGCTCTTGTTACATTTCCACCCATAATATTATATTTTATGTGAGTAAAAATAAATAAAAAAAGGGTAAGTTTTTAAGCCTACCCTTTTAATGTAATTAATTTAATCTAACTCTTAGCATTTCCAGCTTGCCGTTGGTAAAGCAATTACTTCATTTAATACTAAATCAGGGTCGCCTGTAGAAATATTCGCGTAAAGCACAAATGGTATCATAATATCACCTGCATCAAAAACTAATGCCGTAGTACCTGCTGAATAAACAGGATAAACAACGTCATTCAATTTACAAGTAACTGTGCCTAATTTGTTAACTAACACTTCTACTGTTACATAAGCTGTATCTGCAGGAACGATAGTTGTAGATGTAGAAACTGTAGCGGCATTGTTTAAAATACCATTAGTTACAACTAAATCTCCATTAGCAGCCAATGTACCCACAGAAGCTAAGTCCGTGTAGTTATTAAAGTCAGCGGCATGAGCAGCTTTCTTACGGAAACCAACTTGCCAAGCTGCATCTGTATAATCAGCCGCTTTAACACGAGCGAAAATAGAGAAGTCTGTTTTACCTACAGTAAATTCTTTAGGACAGTTAGTTAATAATGAAGGTGTATACTCTGCTCCTTCTGTATCAACTAAATCTTGATCTAAAATAAGTCCATCATTTCCTGGAGTTGGAGTTGTTAATGTTTGAGTTCCAATTTGAGTATAAGTCCACTTAGCATCAGAAACCATTTTATTAGCCCCTGTAGTAGTTGGAACTGCTCCTGCTGCTCCTTGGAATAAAATAACACCATCTAAGAAGTCAACTTGCGCCGAAGGGTCTTGGTTAAAACGATTAGCAATTCCTCTGTGCATAGCTCTTTCAAAAGAGATATAACCAGCTAAATTAGTTACCGATGCACCCGTACCATTATCTACCCAAACTTGTTGGTAACGTTGAGATAATCCTTGTTTGTCATCTCCAATATTAGGCAAATTAACATCTGCTAAATAAGAAATATTAAACATATTGTATTTTTGTCCAGATACAGCTAAAGCTCCAGTTAAATAAACTTTAGGATAATCAATTTCTCCTGCAATTAAGTTACCTGTTGCTAAGTCATAAACAGCAGCAGAGTTTTGTAAATTTAAACCTACGCCTACTGAATAAACGGCTGGAGTTGTTAAAGTTACGTTAGCTGCTACAAATCCACTTCCATCAGTGTTAGTAGCTACTTTTACTGAAGTTGCACCTAAACGATTAGTCATACCTTGACGATTGTAAGGATAGTATCCTGCATCATCAGTAATAGTGAATCCTGTACCTGTACCTAAAGATGCTGCAACTACCCAATTCGTGTTGATTTGGTTAATTTTAGCAACAATCTGTAAGGCAATGTACTCTCTGCGAGCAGCATCATTCGCTCCTTCTGTAGCTAATGTAGCTGAAGTCGTATAAGAATAAGGAACTAGATACTCTAATTTACCTTGAGCTTTACGGTTGTTGTCCCCTACTAATACAGTGTACTTAGTACTTGCTGTTGGAGTAGTTGGAACTGCTACTGTTACTACTTGCTGAACTTCAGCGCGATAGTTGATTTGAGAAAAATCAACAATTCTTGTTTGTTTTACGGCGTCTAATCCATTAATTAGGATAGAACCACCACTGTATTGCACATCTGTATTTGAAGATGTATTAAGCAATACCATTTTGTTAAATCGTGACATGGTTTTTTTTGGTTTTTATTGGTTTATAATGACGTAAATGTATATTTTATTTCAATACAAATTTAACTAGTTTCTTTTTCTACATAAGCAGACGCTTCATAATCTTTAGATGCAGAACCTAATAGTATCTCAGCAGCCATTTTAGCTATCTCATCGTGGCATTTAACAGGTAATTCACATGGAGTTGTATTAGCCGTTAATATAACTACACCGCTTGTTAAGTTGGTATTCGCAGATGTAAATTGAGTTCCTTCAGCGTAAGTCACACCATTATGAACACTCTCTTCTACCGCTATGTATGAAGTTGTGTTAGTCAAAACACCAGCACCAGCAGATATTAATTGGCTATCTAATCCCATATTAAAATCTAATGGTTGTTTAATGTAATCTAATTTAACAGCGCTAGTAGTTCCGCCTATTCCTCTGTAAATTTTTAATCCAGTTGCATCTTCTAAACAAGACGGCTTTTTATTATTAGGCTTCCTGAAAGAGCATTGTAACAGTGGTCCAAGTTCTCCATAAGTAGTAAACCTTGCATAAGTAGTATTACCTGCAATAGTTAGAGTTAAAGCCGCGAATGTTTGATAATCAGCAGGAAACAAAACGTGTTCCTCTGTAATAATATCATTAATAGTACCCACTGCCGTTACACCAGTAGCACTTGTTTTCATTAATGTATATAACTCATCTCTAAACTTTTGAATCCTATCTATACCATTTAATTGATTTTGCTTGGCAGTATCCGTAATCATGTCTATCTTTTTCATCATAGCATCATTTACAGCTTTATTTATCTCAATATTGAAATATCTCCCAGAGTACGTTCTATTTGTGTAGAATGTAACCGCGTAATTCATTTGTACAGCATTCATATCTTATTATTTTTATTTAAAATTAAATAAAAAAAGGGTAAGTTTTTAAGCCTACCCTCTCTTCGTTTTTGTGTTTAGTTCTATTCCGCTTCCGCTTCTTTAATTTTAATTAATAAAGCTTCTTCTGTTAGTGTTTTTAAATGATAACCTTTGATTTTAAGTTCTTTTGCTCTCGCTCTTAACCTAACCATCTCTTCACTATCAACTTTCTCTTCTTTTGCTACTTCATCAGCAAATGGATTAGCTGTAGTTACAGGCTTAGTATCATCTAATAAATCATAAGGATTATCTACAGAAACTTCATCAGTTGCCGACATTGAAATATTCGACTCTTTATCTACATCTTTACTCTTTAAGCTAATAGCCGTTGCAGTAGAGTTATTATCTTTCAAATACTTAATAGCCATGTCTACACTATGTCCTAACGGTAATCCCATATACATATAAGAGCCTGTCTTAACATCATGTGTAATTACATTAATAGATAGTGCTTTGTTGAATATTGAAACATAAACTCTATCCTTGTTTTCATAGTCATCTACGAATTTCTTAGGATCAAGATTCATTACTCGATGTAACTCAGCAGTCAACATACTTAATTTTCTGTTGGCGCCTACATTGATACCATTGTTGATAGCAACTTCAATTAAAGCATCTTCATCTAATCCAAAGATAATATCTTCAGCTTTACGTCTGTATGCTATTTCTTTAACTTTAGTATCAGCAATTCTCTCTCTATCAATTATCTTATACTCTGGCTTGCCAATTAAGTTAGGGCTTCCTTCACAGAAAGTACTATTCTTAATCATAGCTGCAATATTAGCTTGGTCTTTAATGGATAAGTCTAATACAATAGGCCCTTCAACAATAATAGGTTGGTGTTTCCACTGCTTTGTTTCTGGGTCAATGTCAGTAGGGATTCCCCACGTTAACCCAGTCTTTCTATCTAAAACTGTACGGAATACTTTAATATTCTCGTGCTTTAAACTTCCAGACATTCCTTTGTTGTTTTTCATTGGTTGAAATTCTAAATAACCTTCCCTTTTACAGTACTTCTCGTTGTTTAGATTTACATAATTTCGGATTGATTGATTTCCATCAACAACCTCTAAATAATCCTCTCCCCTTACTAGCATCTCGCTAACTTTTTTTACACGGGAGTCTACATTAAATATACTCATTGTTTTTTGTTTAAATTGTTTCAACAAATATACAATTTTATTGCAAAGTTGAAATATTTTGTAACCTTTTCTTAAATGTTACGTTTAAGTAGGTCTAAATTAATTATTAACTTAAAAACAAAACAAAATGACAACAATCTTATTAGTATTATTTTTCTGTCACTTTTTAGCAGATTACACACATTTATCAATGGCTTTTATGCTTAACGCAAAACGATTAGGTAAACCATTGTATCCAATATTTTTACACGCTTTTATTCACGCGTCACTCATGATAGTTTGTATAGTTTTATTTTTTGGATTTAATGGAATGTTCGCGTTAGGATTATTTTTATTTCAACTAATAACACATTTTTTAATTGATGTATTAAAGGGTAGAATGAATGGTTGGTTCCCATCTTTACAGTCTCCTGCTAATAAATGGCATTGGATTGTATTTGGATTTGACCAATACTTACATACATTGGTAATTATAATTATGGCTTCATTAATGACTATGTAAACTAAAAAATCCCCTAACAAATCAATGCTAGGGGATTTTAATATAATTATTTTATAACTATGCTGATGGACTAATGATAATCCATGAACGGGTGTTATAAATAGCTAACATATCTTGTTTTAACATAGCGTATGTTTGTGCATCTTTTTGAGTTACTACTTGGCCATCCATTCCTGTTAAACCATTTAATGTAGCGTTAACGTTAGAACGGTCACCACCAAATGCTCCTTTAGGTATAATCTCCATGTTAGGGTTATTCATTGTACCAATATCACCACCGTAGTAAGTGCTTGCTACAAATCCTTTACCATCACGTCCTTTTGCTTGGAATAAACGAGGATTATCTAACATTGGATGAATAATACAAGTAATTGAACTACCACCGAATACGATTTTCTCAAATGTATATCCTACAGTAACAGTCGCTCCACCTTTCTCAGACTGGAAAATTTGACCTCCATTACGAGCAGTGATACGTCTTGATTTACGTTGGAAGTTCATGAAACCTGGAGTTCCTGTCATAAATACTAAATTCACTTGGCTATCAACTGAATCTGTTTTTTGAATCATTAATTCAATAGCATCTTCAAAATCATCCTCAGTTACTTCACCAGCAACACCAGAACCATATAATTGATTACCTCCAGAAATTTGTTCTACTAAACCGTCACCAGCAGTAATACCATTTCCTGTATCAGTATCTTGAATATCTGAAACTGTTTTACGAGTACCATCAGCATTTTTCATAGAGCTAATACCGAAAATCTTAGCAAATTCATTCTGAGTAGCGAATACTGCTTCAGCTTGACGTAATGCTTCGTATTTCCATCCACGAGCCATACCATTAGCTCCCATATATTCATACCATAATACATCATTCGCTGCATCTCCTGTAATAGAACAAGAAGAACGTTGAATAGTCATATCTAAGATGAAACGGTCAGGATGAACGCTACGAGAATAACCTTTTTCAGATGCTTCACCGTAGTTAGTGTGCATAGGTTGTACAGTAATAGTTCCTGTTGAACCTGCAACTGCATGAGTAGCATATACAAATACTTCTCCTTGTGTGTTACGGAAACTATATAACCATCCTGCTGCTACTTGAGTAGGTTCAGCCATACAAAGTGCTTGGTAATATCCAGCGTTACCAAATACTACGTTTTGTCCTTTGTAAATAACTTTATCAGCCATGATTAATTGGAAAGAACCATCTGAATTAGATGAACCATATTGAGATACTACTACAGAGTTAAGTAAAATACTTCCCATAATAGCAAATTGAATAGAGCTAGACCCTACTGTATCTCCTTTACGCGGCTTACCAAATTTCTCTGGAACGTTAATATTCATTCCGTATTCGCTATTAATCGCACCTGAAGTTAATAAGGTTGTTAATTGTCTACGGTCAACACGTTGCATCATTGGCTTGATAAACGGTTTAATTGCTTGATTTCTAATCAAGTCTGTTTCAGTTGTACATTCAGAACTCCAAGAGCCTGCGACAATTCTTGATTGTCCTGGATTTAATGATCCCATAATTGTTTATTTTTTTAAGGTTTAAGTTTTAAATTTTTAACCTTTCAATAAAATTTACTTTAGACCGAAGTCTTCTGCCGATAAGTTGTCAAAATTCTTATCTCCTGTTTTGTTTGTTTGCAATGGTGTTCCTGCTCCTCCAGCATCAACTGGCGGTGTGTTATGCAGTTTTTTTGCTGATTCCAACCTACCTTTATTAAAACTCTCGGTTTCAATATTTTTAGTGATTTGTTGTCCTAGCTTTTTATATGCGATAAACTCAGCTATTGCTTTAGGGTCTTTCAGTATTTGGTCGTACTCTCCCTTACTGTAATTAACTCCAAGCTGTTTTCTAATATCCTCTGGAATAGATTTTCCCATAAGTGATGACATATCATTCATCGCTTTAGTTACGGATTCAATCTCTTGTGTCCTTTGTGATGCCAAAAAACTATCTTTGTTTGCCTTATATTTCTCTACTATTTGTTCGCGTTGTAATTCAATGTGTTCTTTAGCTGCATTTAATTCCAAACGTATTCTTGTTGCTTCGTGGGTAACTTGACCGCTTTCAATTGCTTTTTCAACTTCTGCGTCAATCCATTCTGCTGTTGCTTTATCATAACGAGTCAACAAATCTTCTCTATAAAGAGCTGTATCATCCATCGCTACAAACTTAGCTATGTTTTCTAATGGAGCTTTTATCTGTTCATAAGACATTCCTGACTTATTTAATTCAATCTCCATTCTAATCTTAGGGTCAATATCTGACAAGTACTCCTCTGATTTAGCGTTCTTGATTGTTTCGATTTGCTCTAATAATGGCTTAGTTTTAGCTTCTATGTACGCCTCTGGAGTATCTTCTACTATTTCTAATCCTTCATTCTTAGCATAAGCAATCCAACTCCCTTCTTCTGGCTCAGTAGTTTCTAATGTTAATTCTAAAGGCTTAACACCATCTAAAATCAACTCTTCTTCTTTCTTAACCTCTTCAACAACTTCTTTTACTTCTTCAACTACTGGCTTATTCTCTTCTAAGACAATATCTTTAGGAGCGCCTTCTTCAATAATTTCTTCTTTCTTTACTTCTTCTACTTTTACTTCTTGTGTTGGAATTATTCCTGCATATTCTGGAAAGTCTGCCGAAGATAAAGCATCAAGATTTGGCTTTGCTACAATCGCAGCATCTCGCTGGATATTTTCTGTAGCTAGGTTTGTTTCTGTCATGTCTTTAGTATTTTTGTTCAAATATATTAAATTAATTCATTGTTTAGATTTTCAAGTTCACTTTTATGCTGTTGCTCAACTATTTTATTTGAACCTTTTGCCGCATTCACTTTTATATCAACCTCCCCCTGAAGTATTATATTATCTTTTTCATTTTTTTGTCTGTCTTCGCGGTCTTCATTAGCTATCTGTAACTGAACTTGTAATTGTCTTTCTTGTTCTTGTTTACTAGCCTCTATATTAGCTTGTTGACCTTCTTGCTCGAATTGTTTAATCTTAGCCCAAGACTCTTCTAATATAGCTTTTTGTTGTGCAAATGTATCAGCTAACATAAATTTAAGAGCATCTTCTGGACGCATTTCTTTAGCATTTAAAGAAGCTTCCATTAATCCTTGCATAAACTGTTTTACTTGGCCATATCTAGTTCCATCTTGTAAATGAACGCCATAATCTCTATATCCTAGTTCTTGAGTAACTTGTAAATACTTCCATTTACCTGCTCCTAAAATCTGTTCAGCTTTCTCAACTTTATAGAAGGCCCACGTTACTTTAGCACTTTCAACTACTTTAGTAAGAACCTTCTTAGTATATAATCCGAATCCATAATCAAACGCTGCTGTAATAGTACGAGAACTTTGAATAGCTGAACTATTATTAGCCGCAGTTTCACTAGCTTGTATCTGACCACTTCTATTCTCATTAATACCAGTTACTCTTTCCATTAAGTTTAGAATAGTAGACGCGTGGTTAACTAATGGAACAAATGAAGAGCTTAATCCTAAATCAGCTTCCTGAATCATATTATTCAAGCTAACATCTCTTCCGTGCATATTACCTGTAGCAGATGTATCATAAAATATAATACCATCATTAAACAACTCGGCCATAGTTTTCTCAGCAGATGACTTTTTGTGTAGTGCTGCCAAGTTAAATCCTAACGCTTTTCCTTTTGAACGTATAATATCACTATTGATTTTATACATTACAATATCAAACTGATTAGATAGATTCTCTAATTCATTCATTAAAGATATTCTAACTCCATCAACCGTTTGACATAAAAATCCAGTATATGAACCTTGCATAATTCTACTTGGGTCATCTACACTTCTCATTTGGAATAAAGATTGTCTACAATTAATATCTAACTCTCTCATTCCTCCTATACGCGTAAGCTCCCATAACACTTCTTTGTATTTTACTACAATATCATATACTCCCTTCTCTACTTGAGTATCATGCCAATCTTTTTTCTCTTCGTATTTTTTAGTATCCATCTCAAGAATGATATATTCCCAATCCGGATTACTCTTTTTCTCTTCTTCTGAAATAAACGTATTAGCTAACTGAGTAGCCGTCTTTTTCATTTTCTTGTAATATATTGGAGAAACAGACTTCCATTCAATGTGCATTACTTGTACAAATAAGTTATTGTTGTACATTCTCATTGATGAAGAGTATCTAGTTAAATACTCACTAGGAGTACCTGATATGTTTTTAAGTAATTCTAATTGTTTAGTATTAAACTTATATCTTTTTAATACCTCGTGTATAGGAACAAATGGTGCGGCGCCTAATATTGGACTTCTCTCTAAAAATATATCTCCTTTAACTTCTTCGTAAATAGCTTCTCTTGGGTCATAGCTTATAACATGAGTTTCACCATCTTCATTTCTTTCTACTTTACTGAAGCAGAATGATGTAATGTGTGCATTTAAGTTATCCTGTGAAAGTTTTATTTTAATATCATCATCTATAATCTGCTCGTCTAAGATAATCTGCATCACCTCTTCTTGCTTATCCTTTGGAGACATTTTCTCCCATAATGGGTCTTCTTCACTATCCGGAATGGCGGCGCCTTCCATTACATCAACTCCAACTTTATCTTTTAAATGAGTCAACTCTGTTTTAGCTGCCATGGCCCCCATATATAAATCAGCCTGTAACATCTTTTCAGATTTAGCATCTCTATTAATAGTTTCAACTGTAGCCGCTAATGGCATAGCTAAAAATTCACCTTCTCTTAGTTTTATAAAAGGTGCGTGAACTCTATAAGATATAAATTCAGCTCTATTCTTAGCTCCATAAGTTTTAGTTAAATAATTCATGCTTTCTGGAGCTTTTTGTCCATTATAAGACATGAAATCTAAATTCATTTTCTGTCTTGAAGTATTACTTGAACGTAAAATACTTTGTGCATAATCACCGTGTAAAGAACACCACTCAGGCGTTTTCTCTATCTCTAAAATTTGCTGATTTGGAAATTGCATTCTGTAATATTTATTTTACCCAAAAATAGCAATTAATAATATACTATCTACCAAAATGTGAAAAGTCCTTTTCGGGATTAGATGGACGTTCAAAATCATCTTTTGGAACTAAAATTCCATCTTTATTATATTCCCATCCTCCTAATACAAATGGGTCTTTCTCATTAGTATTTGTATTATCTCTTGGCTCAATGGCCATACTTACATCTTGCATAAGGGCTATACCTATCGCATCAGCTAAGTCATTATCACTACCAACTTCTACTTCATCAAAATTACCTAACTGTTCTATTGCATCAGGAAACCATACTCCGTCTATAAAGTCTTCAATCCAACTCTGCATTATTCCTATCATCATTGGCCTACTAGTTTTATTTAAACTAACCCAATACTCGTGCGTCTGTTCACTATTTTCACTCTCAAACTTAGTTGGCCTATTAGCTAAATAGTTAGCGCATCCGTTATCCTTAAACCATTGTATAATACCAGAACTTCCCGCCTTATCTCCTAATACACTATGTTTTAAATCATAATAAATAGCAAGTTTTAAGCACATATCAAAGAATATTTCTTTACGTTTAGGACGCGTACATATAACTGCTACGGGAGCCATTTGCAATCCTCTTTGACTATTTTTTCTAATCATAACAGCCATGGCTCCTAAAGATTTAGAAGACTTCGCTTCATCTTGATCATAAGGGTCAATTCCAGCACAATACAAATGCTGAAAATTTTTCATTGGATGAGCGCCATCTAATATCAATACACATTCACTCTCATCAACAACATCTTTCTTAGCATCTGCCCTTACTCTTAATGGATAAACTCTTGCTCCTTTTTCATCTGTAACGTACTCTAATTTAAACTTAGAGTACTTATTATGTTCAATAGCAATCTTCTCTCCTTGAGCATTTAATTTTTGAATGTTAAACTTATTACTAAACATTCGCATAAATATCTCTCCTTGGCTTATAGGATTGTTTTGCAAATGTTCTAAATATGCTTTAAGCTCACCTTTTTTAAGAATTTCTCGTTCTGCTAAAATATCTGCTAATGCGGCTTCTCTATCTTCGCATCCTATTAACTGATAAGGTTTATATTTTTTAGATAGATTAGGAGTAATACCAATAATCTTTCCATTTCTTGTAGCTCCTCCGTAGTAAGGTTTCTTAAATCTATCTCCGGTAATCGTAAATATTACTGCATTAAAGTCTTTTAGATTCTCACATACAAATTTAAAATCCTTGGAACCTTTATTAATATTACCTCCAGTTCCAAATATGTACATAATGCCTACTTGTAATCCACTATCTGTTAAACAATCTTTAGTAGCATTAAAGAATAACTTAAATTCATCAAACTCTCCTGCTTCTTCACAAATAACTTCATTCAAGTATGTTCCTTTAAATATATTCGGATTATTGTGTGCCGTTCTTATGTATATCTCAGTCTTTAATCCTTTCTTAACAGTTTTACCTTGCTCTATTACCTCGTATCCAGATGTTATCTCGTCAGAGTTTTTAGTAAGGTTATTAATCTTAAACTCTGGAACCAACAAAGATTCCGATATGTCTAACTTTTTAATAAAGTCATCTGCGTAAGTCTTTTTTCCTGCGGCAATTCCAGCATGATAGGCTGGTAAAAATCTATATCCGTGGTCAACTCTTTTCTGAAAGAACTCAGATACTCCAGCTCTACGTTTCTTTGGAACCACTAGGTTTAGGTTATTTGCCTTACAGAACTCAGCTATATAGCATAACTGTAGGTGCATATCACAAAAATCAGGTGAAATTACACCGTTAACCGTGGCCATTGAATTAAAGTTCATGTAGTAATAGAACATACCTGGTAAAAATATGCCACCTGTATTGTATCCGTTAATACATCTATATAACTGTTCTTGCCAATACTGTTCGTATTCTGGAGTTCCTATAAATTTAGGATTCTTTATTCCGTCTGCATAATCAGGTATGCCATTTACAACAACTGGATTTGGACAAAATCCCTTTCCTTTAATGTATGGCGGTTGTGGTATAGGTAAATTCTCTGCTTTATATCCTGCGTACATAACTATTGTCTTTTAGAGGTTACTGCTAAATACATCTTATCGTTTTGTTGCATCTTCTCCAAGAAGCTAAGTCTAGTTGAACCTTTTAGTTCACCATCAATAAGCTTCTCCTCTGCTATCTCACTTTCTATGGACCTAATAGCTTTCCTAAACTTATCAATACTCTCCATATTGTTTTTAATGCCAGTAGCGGAGTTGTCGGCTTCTAATAACGTAAGTAATTCGTCAATCTTCTTGTTATACATCTCGACTAGTTCAATATTTCTATTGTACTGAAGCCCTTTATACTTCTCTATTGCTATTTGAAGTCTTTTTGGGCGCCTTTGCTCATCAAGTATATCTGGTTTATTGTCTTGCCATACGTGCCATATAGCTTTAGATACCCTCTGTCTTTCAGGAAACTGCCTAAAGATTGAATTATAATCATAAGCAAGTATAATAAACAGAACTTCGTCTTTACTTAACAGCCCCAGTTCGGGACTGAGCTTAACTACATCCGGATGAAGTAGTATATTGTTTTTTAAATCACAAAAGAATAAATAACTCATAATAAAATTGTTTTTACGCAAAAAAGCGATAGTATATCATCTCGATAACTACCGCCTAAATTAGTAATTTTATTCTAAAGTTTTACTTAAACAGTTTTTTATGCTGAGTAAAGTATCTCTTATAGTAGTGAGGAGTATCAGAATACTTTTTATTTATTTGCTTCTGTATCTCTGCTTTATCCTGACATAAGCTAACTATTCCTATGATACATCCGCAAAATAGTACAGTTAAAATTGTAGTTATTATAGTGAATTTCATATAAAGTAATTATTTTTAATTCGTTCAGAATATTGTTTTCCAGCAAATTCTCCATAAGGTTTTCCTTCAAACAAACGTTCTTTTCCATTCATTCTAATTTCTCCATTTCTAAAGAAGTTAAGGTTATCATACTCTTTTACACCTTGATTAAAAGCTAACCAATCTCTAAATCCACCCATTGAACATTCAGGTAAATCACATCTTCCGACTTCTTTATCGTTAAGATACCACACTATCTCTTCTTTATTTTTCATAGTTAAAATATTTCATCATTATCACTCTCGTAAGCTGCCTCTACTGTATTATTAAGCATATCTTTTATTTCATCTTTGAAATATTCTAAGAAAATAATAATATCATTTTTAAGGTAACTCACAGGAACAACTTGGTTAGTAAAACTTACTACTCTTCCATCTTTAGTTACAGGAGTAATCAAATCAATAAATAATCTCTCGCATTTACGGCCAGTTAACTCTTCAAATAAGTAAGAATAAAAAGACAACTGAAGACTAATCTTAGTGTATTTGTTATTAGGCAAATGATTTAATGGCTTGTTTAACCACTTCTCTCCACTAATAGTAAATAAACTATCAAATCCTTTCTCGAATGCCTTGAAATCTGATAACTGAAACCTACTATCCTTTCGATTAGAAACTATACTCATTTTGTCCCAACTACCAGCTACCATATACTCCTTAGAATACACTACCCCTTGTTCGTAAGTTGAATTAAACTCTTTATACTTATCTAACACCGCAGGAAGCAACTCTAGTAAATCTTCATCAGTTTCTAATATAGTTGCCGACTGAGCATATCTTTCTAAAGCGTTATCTATACGTGTACCACTATCAGTTTGCGCTTGCCACATAGCTAATACTTCGTGCTTAGACTTATCCTTATGCTTTCCTGCTATCATATTAGCATCAAACTTTTTTACAAGCTTACCATACAGCGCCGAAAACGATATGTATTGATTACCGTCTGAATCAAAGTATTTATGCTCAGTAGGCTCTAAATACACATCGTTTGGAAATAAATTATGAATCATATTTATTTTTTAGCTTTTACTAATACCGGTTCAGCAATTCTCAACTCTTCAATATCATTCTTATCAATAGATTCTATTTTTAAAGAAGGAATAACCTCAACTTCTTCTTCTCTCTCTCCTAAATTCATATTAGAAGCATCAAAGTCAATCTCATTTTTATCTTCTGGTGCCGCATCAATATCTACTTCTTCTTCAGTAGCTATATCACTCATGTGCATAGAATTAACGATAAACCCCTCTTTCTCTAATGCTTTATGTAACCACTCAGCTCTATCTTCAAAAGACATCTCTTCTAACATCTGTCTATCAATTCCCTTGCCTTTACCATGCTTAACAAAGCTCTCCATCAACTCTTCGTCAGAGATTACTTTAGTCTTATTCACATAATGACTTACTTCTTCTAAGATTGATTTAATGATAGTTATCACTGTATTAAAGTGTTCGTATCCATCTTCAGCATCTACTTTAGGAGTACAGATAGTATGAGATTTCTCATCAAATACTCTTGAACTTGCTTTAATCTTAAACCATGGTGTATCTCCTAGTTCAAATTCAATAGCTAATATCTCACAATTAGAGAGGATACTAGCTCTTACATTCTTATTAGTAGTGTCTTGGAGTAATCCGCAAATCTCTAATACCGCAAATCTCAAATCTCCTATTCCTCCTTCTAACGCTACGTGGATAGGATGTTTAATTGTATCCTTAAATCTGTTGTTAACTAATTTGTTTTCTTTTACAGATGGTTGGAACCCCTCTAAAATTAATCCTTTTAATCCGCCGACTTGAACGACTACTTTTTCAATCACTTTTTCTTTTGTTGTCATATTTATTTGGTTTTTATGTTTTCTTCTCTTTTACCGAACCATTTTTCGTATTCGGAGTCTAAATACTCTTTAGAATTTTCGTATTCTTCAAATGCTTTTAACATTTCTCTTCTATGTTTCGGAGTTTGCCAAGTAGTTATTCCGCCGATTCTCATAACAATTAATTCATTATCATCAAAACTCCTCTGTTGCTGATATTCATCATTACTTGCCATAAACTCCTCCTCCACATCCTTTAATAAACTCATTAGTCAGGTAATTATTATACTCTCGCATATTTCTAAATACCTTAACTGTTACAACTATCTTAGCATCCCATCTCCTATAAGTCTTAGATTTATCTTCTAAGAATCCTACTTCTCTATCTATATCCTGAGCAGGCATACCACACTCTACTACAAATGGTAAACACTTACCATCTACATTAGCTAAATACTCCATAGCATGAAGCTTACTGTTCTCTATCGGATCATTCTCTCCTCCACTATACAAGTAATCACATCCCCGCATCATGTAAGTTGTATTAAACTCTATGTATACTCCTTGTTTCATCTTACTAAATTATTGATAATTGTTTTAATAACCTAATCCTTACTCTTTAAATAAGCTTCATATATCTCTTCTGCTATCCACTCTATACTTCCAAATGGATAAATAGTAGAACTCATCAATAAGTCTTCACATTCTTCTTCACTATACTCTTGGAAGTAATACATTACTATATCACAAGGTGTTATATTGTCTGTTAGGATTAGTTTAGTCATTATTTGGATTATTAAATAGTTCCTCAAATGACTTATTGTTTTCTATTCCTCCGCCAGTACCAAAGAAAAATAATTTAGAATCTATCTTAATATTTGATTTTGGACAGCAAGATTCCCATAAATCAGAAAGTTGTTTAGCTTGTTCTTTAGTCATTATCTGCGGATAACCACTATCTAAATCTGCTATTGCTACTAAATTAGGTTTATTTTTAATATATTCATTAGCTCTATCCCAAGCCATACCACAAAAATCTAATGGCATACCCCTTAATATTCTTTTGCCACTATCGGCGGATGAACCTTCTTCTTTTCCCATAATACTAGCTTATACTCTATTTATTCTAAAAGGTTACATTAATCAGGTAATTCCCCTGGATATTTTATTCTATTCTCATTTATAAATTCAAACCAACTATCTGATACAGGATGACTCCACTCAGCTAAAAACCACTTCTTCATCTCCCACTTACCTATATAGTAATCTCCATCATGCTTCACCCAATAATATCCCTCTTGTCTTTCCATTATTTAAACTTACTATAATTATTACTATATATCTTATCATATCTTCTTCTTAAATCTAAGAAGCTTTCTTTAGTTTTCTTACGCTCATATTCACTTTTCTTATACTCTCCTATAAGGTAAGTTAAATGGCTCTGCAACTCCTTATTCTCTCTACTCAACATCCTTAACTTATACTCAGATAATATCACCCTAGAACCATACCCAATCAAAGTGCAACCAAATGCTATTAAAAAATTTTCCATATCTCTTTTTATACCTTATACGCAAACCAATACCATAAGGTTACACTAAAATAAAAATAAATCTTAGCTAAAAAATTCTACAAAAAATTTTGTAAAAAATTATTATTTAAAGGATACTATATACCCTCCATCCGACTTCCCAAATTAATCTACCTGTACGGGGGCTATTTGGAATTATAACGAAATCGGAAAAAGGAATCTATTAATAATATGAGTTTTTGAGTTTTAATTCGGGAATGGCTTATATAATGGATTAAAGGCTGTTAAGGCAATGAATAAAATTAAGACAGAGCGAGTAAAATAATAATGAGTAAATGATATGCCTATATAATAGAATTCATATAAGATTATGAGCTACTAAATGCCAATACGACACCGAGTGAATACCAGTAAATAAAGGGAATTCGCATTTTTGGGCTTTACCGTTTATCATGGATTATAACCGCTAGTGTAATAGTGTATAATTTAACATATTAGTGGATAGTTTGGCACAAGATAGTTGTAATATGTTTGAATAATCGTTTTTATTTCAAGTTTGCAATATAAATATGATAATTATAAATATTATATGATTATCAGTTAATTACATATTATTTGATTTATGCGTTAAAATAGGTAAAAAATAGCGTTAAGGTAGTTATAGGAAAATAGACCATTTATAATTGTATTAAACCGGTTAAATGATACGTTTACCGTTTGTGTAATAGTTAGGTTAAAATGATAGTTTGGCATGGTATTATTTACTTTTAATTATTACATGAACGGTTATATAGCTTGATGAAAAACATTATTAATCACTTCTGATAGTTTACCTTTGATTAAGAAATTAATATAAACCTTTAAAATATAGAAACCATGAAAGCAACTAACAAACAACAAGTAATAAACCAAGTATTAGCTTTTGGATTAAAAAACTTTGCTAGAATAGACAGTAAATATGCTTGTGATTTACACCACGAACTATTTAATATGGAGTATTTTAATAAGTTCGTTAAAAGCGAGCAAGATACACTTACAAAATACGATGTTTTTGCAGCTATTGGAAAGGTTTATAAATACGAAAAAGAACAATTTGGAGAAGTTACCACAGATTTAAGCGAAGCACATAAGGTTTTAAATATGTTAGCTTATGTTATAGGAGAAGAAATACTTCAAGGCTGTAAAACATTACAAAATAAATGGGACGAAGAATTAACAGAAAAAGACTTAAAACAAATAGCTAAAGAAATGAAAATAGCAGTTAAAAATATAGACTAAAGTGCGTTTTGTCCATCGGCTCAATACCAATGTTTACAGGCTTTTAACATTTTTAACCCCTCTAAAAAACTAACATTATGAAAAACCCGCATTTAACTCTCAAACTCCGTGACTTAATGAACAGAGAAAAACAAGCTAAAACCGACTTAATAGGCTGTATTATAGACAATTACAGAGAAACAGCACCTCATTTAGTCAATGGTGACACTTTTAACCAGCTATACGACCTCGAAATGTACCAACTAAACGACATTTTAAGCGACTTAATTAGTCAAATGTATGCTAATATTCAATACCAATTAGAAAGAATAAAAACACGTAAATAATTGATAAACAGACTATTAAATAAGATGTTTCACGTGGAACATAACGGAAGTATAGGAGGAATATAATATCCTTTTAATTCTTGTTATATAACGTTTTAAGATAGTAGTTTGTTGTTGAGGTAGTTATAGATAAATAGGGGTAATAATAATTTAAAATATAAAGACATGAAAACTAAAGTAAATACAGTATTAAGAGAGTATCTTGTGGTTCAGGAGGTAATGATACAAACTATATGAATATTAATAATGATAGTATAGAAGTATTAGTAGAATTTCTTAAGTCATTAAAGAAGTAGTAATAGTATTAGGGCGTTACCCACAAGGGGTCAGGCTTTACGCTTCAATCTCCGCAAAAGGAAGGGCGGAGGATTTACGCTGTAATCCTTAACGCATAGAACCCGCCGAATAAGAGTAGTAAATTGTAAAATGGAACTATAATATAAATCAAGTATAAACCGCCTTAATAGGCTTAATAAATAGAAATTATGAAAAGATTATTAAACAAACTAAAAAGCATTAACGGTAAAATTGAGGATTTAAAAAATGATTTGTTTATTCAGGCTTTACCGCACGATAGTAAAAATGATTATTATAAATTATGCGATGCAATGAAAACGTTTATTGATAATTTACCACAGAAGTAATGTAAACAAATATAAAAAGGATTTATAATGTAAATCATCTATTGTAACCTTATTAAACTTATTAACGTATAAACTTAAAACTTAGAAACCATGAATATTCAAACTAATTTATTCGATATTCAGCCGATATTTGCGGGACATATTGAAGTTAAAAAGCCTAAACTAACTATGTATAGTGATTATTTAATACAAGACGGCAAATGTTATGCTATTTTTGAGACTAAAGACGGCAGAAGACACACACCATTCGTTTGCAATACAGATAAAACATTAGATAATTGGAAAGAATTTAGCATTGAAGAGACTGAAAGCAGTTTATTTATTAAACTATAACGTTTTGGAGCTAATAAATCGTTTGTAAACCAATAGATACATATTAGCAGCCTAATCAAATGTTTATTAGGTACTGTTAGTATTTCGTTTACTTTTACTTTTTTATGGCTGCATTAGAAAATTAAACTACCTGATTTATAGCACTTTACAAAAATAATGTAAAATATATTTGTGTACATTAAATACATTGTGTACATTTACACTATGAAAGCAACATTTAATAAACAAAATTTTAATGAAAGCGCAGTATCTAAACAAGATTATATTGCAAAATTTAACGCTTTAGGTTTTAATCCTACAAAAGTAGAAATATGCTTTACTAATGGATGCTCTGCTTATATTTCTTTAAATGTTGAAGTTTTGAACGAAGGTAAAATGTATGCAGATGTATTTGTTTACGAAGGAAAAGCATCTATACAAGTAAGAGTAAGTGACCACAATTCTAATTTAGAGAAAGTATGCGGTGGAGTAAGCGGAAATAAAATATCATTTGATGCTTTTAAATCATTAGTAGAAAATAAAGTAATAAAATAATTATGAAAAAAAGCAAACGTATAGAATTAACAGAAAATACAATTAAGTATTTAGCTAAAAAAGCTATTGACGAAGGTACAAGTTTTAAGCCTTATGTAGAATCTATTTTGGAAAGTTTAGCCAATACACAGGTGGGCAGGAAAAAAGAAAAGTAAATGGATACTAACAGGAACTATAATCATTTTAACCCTTAATACAATACACCATGAAACAACTAACTAAATCCGACTTAATAGACATTGAAGCATTAAAAACAGTGTTAAAAATGCTTAGTAATGATATTACAGAAGTAAAACAAAGTAACATCTCAGCAAGCGAGAAAGCTAATAAAATATTCCAGCTATACAGAGATAAAGGTAGACTATTAAATAAAGCTACTGAGAAATACCCTCATGTAAATTGGTTAAATGAAGCGATAGGACCAGATACAAGTTTTAACAGATGTTTAAAAGACACGGCGAGAATCAAAGCCGAACAAGTAGCAGTATTCAATCACAAAAATAGATTAAACCTTAATTAGTAGCAGAAATTATAATCGAATTTACTCACTTTTAAAACCTAATATTATGTACGAATATAGAAAATCAATCGGCGGATGGAGTATTGACAAGAAAATTAACGGTTCATGGGTATTTTACGCTAAATATTCAACTAAAAAGGCTTGTTTAGAGTTTATCAATAAACAAAATAATACAAATCAATTAACTTTAATGTAATGATACATACGCTATTACCATACAACAATGTTATTAAATCTATGAGTTACCATAATGAGGTAATAACAATAGAATTTAAGAAACAAAACTATAAAAGGAGTTATAATGTTGATATGCTACTTGCTTATAAGCTCTTCTACACTAAATCCGCGAGTGAGTGCCTTAAAGTTTACAACGAAATAAAGCAAAAATGTACAGTATTAACAGTTAAAAACATATAATTATGAAACACGCAAAAGGACCATGGAACTATTTTAAATCAAACGGTAACCATATAATCAAATCTGACTTAAACTGTATTGCAGATATATATGCAGAAGAAAATAGCAATGAATCACAAGAGGAAGCTAATGCTAAACTAATAGCCGCCGCACCTGATTTATTAGAAGCTTTGATTGAAGCTAACAAAACAATAAATATATATTGTGGAGATAAAAATAAAATAGGTGATGGTAGCCATAACGGAAGAGTAATGGAGCAAATTGCAAATGCAATCAAAAAAGTAACAGAATAAACCATAACAGGAATTATAATCAAATTCTACATATCTAATTTAACCCACATAAATACTTTTTTATAAAAATAACATAACCTACTACAAATACATTAAACCTCGTTAAAATCAATTTAAATCAATACTTAGATTTACTATTATGGAACACTTATATTACTGGACAAGCACATTTCTACAAATTATAATGATTATAATTTTAGGAGGTATTTACGAAAATTCAAAGAAAAATAAACAACCATGATTAAAGAACTTGACATAACAATAGACGGCGCCGAGCTTAGTTGCTCAGTAGACTTCCAATACTTCAAAGAAGATGGTGAAGTGACTATTCAAATAGATTCTATTAACAATGGCGCAATAGAAGTATCAGAATTACTCAGCGAAGACCAGTTAGAAGATATTAAATGGCAGTGCCAAAAACATTATGAGAATACTTCATTCGAGTATTGGGAGCAACGATATGAGGAACGTAATTCTGGACTAGCTCGTGAAATTTAAAAAGGAAGTATAATGCAATCTACTCTCTAAATACTATACAATCTATCTTATCCAAACCCCTAAAACTCGCATTAAACCAGCGAGTTTTTCCTTTTCTAATCAATACGTTTGCTTTATGAAGTCTAGCTAAACAAGTTGCTAATGTATTCTCTGTACACTCCATCTCTTTTCTTAACTTCTCTCTAGTGTATTTATCCATGTGGAAAGGCTGGAATAAGTCGTATTTGATTAGTATACCTATTAGTTTAAGTTCTAAAGGAGCTATTATATTGAATTGAGCCGCTATAATCTTTATAAATGCTTCTTGGCGGTTTCCTTTTATTGGTATTACTTTAGCGTTCATATTCCGGATAATGTTTTACAATATTTAATTAAATCATTCTCTAAATCGGTACTATTATTCACTATCTCTAAGTAATTTTTCTGTATTAAAACACCACTTCTTTCTTCTGGTATTACTACTGTTGGATTAATCATAAACTTATTATCCTGTAGTCTTATTAAGTATCCTTTCTCTATTAGTCCTATAAAGCTTTTTCTGGCTATATCTCTGCTAGTAGAGTAGTGTACTTTAACTAGACCATGTAGTTCTATCATCCGCGAAGTTGCTAAGTCATATTGCTTCAAAAGTGTAGTATTATAAGTTAAAACATTCTTTTTACGCATGAATATTATGAAATTAAATAGAGTATACTCATTAGGAGATAAAATATATGAAGCATTTATAAGGTTTCTGCTACAAATAGTTAGTTTCATGTTCTGCTGAACTATTTTATTTGATACCGCTAAATGTAATAGTTTTGTTGTTTCAACTTTCTTAGTATTCCCAGCCATTTATTGCATTATTTTTTTATATGAATTATTATACGATGTAAATATAAGTTTTGTTATGCGTTTTTCAAACTTTTACTCATTATGCTTTGGGTGTTTTAATAGTCAAATTGATTCAAATCATTAGGAAATTGATTATGCTAAGAGTAAATTAGGAGTTAAAACAGGCTTAATTGGTTTTTATCTTTGATTTCATCTACTTCGAAATACCTATACTCTTCTTTGTAATAATCTCTAGCTGTATCTTCGCATCTAGGACACCAATTACATATTAAACTAGTGACATCTTCAGGTATCTCTTCTGTTCTTTGAGTTTGATAATCTTCTTGGCATCCTTGGCAATGTATTTTAATTTTACTCATTTGAAATAGGATTATTGTGCCATTCTATAAATTCAACTACTGCCTTATAAACATCTTCAATATCTGCGAATACAGACATTGTTTCTATTGCTAAATAACTGTTATAAGGAGTAGTTTTACATATTTTCTTACATACTGGCATTAACCAATCCCATGATGAGTGAAATTTCATTGGTTTAATTTCTCCTTTTATCATACAAAATCCTACTGGCCTTGGCGGATTACTCATGTACATTTCTACTTTATAACCCATAAATTCTGCTATTAAAGCATTATTATTAATCGTTTCTGTTTGCATATCCTAAACTTGTTATTACTTCTATACTTACTACTTTAAGGTGTTCTTTTACTTTTAATCGTTCAAGAATTGGATTTTTAAATGTTGGGTGGTATTTTCCATCCGCCTCTTCCTTATATACTACTCCTCGTAATGTTACAAACTCAGCAGGCGATTTACCTTTTGCTTCTTTTAAGAGAAGAGTTATATTCCCGAATACTATCTCGTTAGGTTTAAGCATTACTTTTATCTATTAATTTTAGTATGTGGTTAATAGAATATATGTCATATTCGAGTCTTTCGGGTTCCTCTAACATCTCTTTAAGCTTCTTTTTTACATTAAAATTATCATCTCTCATAAATTCACCCTGCTTAATTAATGTGAACATAAAGTCTTGCATATACTCTTCTAGTTTATCCGCCGCATCTATACTTTCTTGAGGTAGATTATTCTTAACTGTCTTACAAAATAGATTCGATGCTGTTACTAAGCCATTGAATGCTTGTTTCTCTGAGTGCTTAAACATACCTAAGAAATGAGTATAAGATTCATTCATAGTCTTTGCTTGTGCCACAAACATAAGTAAAGCCCTATGCGTCTGCTGCTCTAATTCTTCACGAGTTAATGTAGGATGTTGCAAAGTTCCTTCTTCAGTTATATTTAATGTTAGTTGTTTCTCAGTCATATTATTTATCTAAATCATGTTTACTTTCATCAATTGTATAGTATTTACTATTGTATTTTTCTATCTGCTCCTTCGCGGATGTAATATAATAGTCATCTAAAAGTTCGTATTCACTACTTTCTTCTAACCATATCCAAATTAAAGGAATAGATATAAATCCTATTATTAATCCTATTGGCCATATCTGACACAATACTTCCCATATATACATTAAATTTTCTATCATATCTTCATTTACTACAAGGCGAATACCATACATCATAATCTTCTAATCTATTACTCATTATCAATTGTTTTAGTTGGTGGGGGTTAGTTTATTAGATTGCCAAGCATTTCGCTTAGTCCCTTTTTTAGTTGGCGTACCATCTTTTTTTAAATCTAAACCAAAATAAACACAACAAGGATT